AATATAACACAATCGAAAATACAAAGTCAATACATTGTATTAATTTATTTCGCATCCTCAGGAATCGGGATGTGGCAACCGACTCCATCACCCCATCCTCGCCCAATCAATTCCAACACCGTACTTCGCGATTATCCGGTTCAGTTCGTCGCCAGAACTCACGCCGTCGATCTCCCATCCGCCGGTGACGGGCTTGACGTGGCGCATGGTCATCGCGTCGCATACAAGGGGTTCGGTGCCGTAGCGCTCTACGTGCAGTTTGCCCATCAGGACATCCAAGCCCCATCCGGATTTGGACTCGGTGAAGTACGGCGCGCAATGCGTCAGGAAGTCGCGAGAGTACACGCAGTTCAGCTCCACGAACGGCAAGCGTCCGGCTCGCTTCATCGCGGCGTATGTGTGGTGCGATCCGGACGCATGGACGGGTTGCCACCAGTGCTCAGCGATGGCTTCGGACACCGATGCCAGGTAAAGAGGTTCGTACTCCACGTCGTCGCCCATGAACGCGATGTAGTCATATTTGGCGATGGTCTTGGCGTATTTTTTGACGGCGCGTTCCATGAACTCGCCCATGCCACGGGAGAACCCGCGATACGGGATGTCGATGAATCGTACGCCGTCGATTTTCGGGCGTTCGGGTTTGCCGTCAACGGCGGTGATGATGAGCAGGCTCATGGTGATTTGTGGTTTAGTGGTTGGATGACATACCGTTCCTGCGGATACCGTTCCTCATAATGCCCCCCTCTGTCCCGTGTGTTCAGGCCGGATTCGTGCAGGCACTTGAGCGGACCCGCCGTGCCTATCCAAAACTCGCGATGCCAACGGGTCGGACCGTCAAGATACGAATGGTTCAGCGCGTTGATGTGTTCGGATGTCGCCCACCACATCCCCCCGCTGAAGTGCGGGTGATGTCCCATGAAGGTGTCCGATTGCAGGTTGCACCCGACCGCGCCTTCGTCGCCCAGGATGTCCAAGGCGTGTTCCCATCGATCGATGACGAAATACTCCATCATGCGTCGCCAGTCCTCGGTGAACGGCGTTTGGCGCGAAACGCCCTTGGTGTGGATGTAAAGCACGTACGACGGCTCGCACCTGGCGCAGTAGTCGCGTATCAGTTTGAGTGTGTCGGCTTCTTCGTTGTTGGATTTGTGGCGCACGTATTCGATTCCCGTCCACTCGATGCCCATTGGCTCGGAACCGTTCACACCCATGAACACGCGCGCGGTGTCGAGCAATCCCGCGTCCGTCAACCGATAAACCTGCTCCCACATCATCTCCACCCATCCCCCCGTCTGGTAGACGTGGTAGAACACTACGATCTTACGATTCCGATTCCGCATTTGTCCCCGTGAATGAATGTGTGTACCGCCTTATCCCTAATTTCGTTCCAATACCGGACCACGCCCGGGCATTGCGCCGATGCGATGTCGTGGAACACCTTGTACGTTGAAACCACCGCCTCGCTGTCCGCCTTCACGCCCTCGTAGCTGTGATCCCCGTCGATGAACGCAACATCGAACTCGAAACCTATTTCCGGCAAGATGCGTTTTGAATCGCCCTCGATGAAAATGGCCTCCACCCCCGCCACGCGAAGCGACTCGATACGCGCGTCGATGTCCTCGCGCCGTTGTTCGGTCCATCCGGTGTACGACAGGTTGTCGACCGCGAACGCGTACTTGGGACGCGCGAACATGCACTCAAGCCAGAACGACCCGCCGTTTCCGATGCCTACGGCGATGTACCGATCCGGCGCGGTGTCGCGAAGCCATATCAGGTAATGCGCGTACTCCTCTGGTATCTGTTGCAGTTGCAAGCCACCCGTATGCACCGTGCCGAAGTGCGCGGCGTTGTTCGATCCGGCAAGGCGTAGCCATGCGACGAGGGTGGGGTAGTCGGCGGTTCTCACGCGGTCATCAAATTCCATACGGCTCCCTTGTATCCGGCGGTTCTGAGTCTGGTTTCGATGGCGTCATAGAAATTATGCGCAAGCACCACGACGTTATCGGTCGGGTCTGCCATGAAATCGTCCATGCTGATAATCGGAACGGGCGTCCCCGGCATGAACTTACCTTGCTTGGTTTTAGTGTCATCGACCACGCACCGGAACGCGTCAGATCCGACGGCGTTGAGGAACACGGTGCCTTTGGCTGCCGCGCCGAATCCGGCCACGGTTCCGCGCATCTGCTTGAGCGCCTGCCGTTGGCCTATGATTTTAGCGCGTGTGACAGCCTGCCACCCCGCATAATCCGCCAGTTTCTCATGACCCGCAAACATCTCGGTTGCCGGATGGTGGTCGCCCTTGGATTTTTGGAACACGATGCGCATCGACCCGCCGTGTATCGCGAAGCCCTGCGCGTCGATGATCCGAAGCCCGTAATATCCGGCAACCCTGCGAAGGGGCGTCAGATTCCAATAATAGTAGTGCTCGTGGTATACCTGGTCGTACTGCCCAGACATGACGGTGTTCGCCATCCACGGAAACTCCAAGATCCAAACGCCGTTGTCATTGAGGGTATGCGCCACTGCGTCGATGAACGCAAGATAGCCCTCGGTGTGCTGGAACACGTTGGTCGATATGATCATGTCCACATGTGGCGCGACACAGGGCCATGTGCCGTGGATGAAGTTGATCGCCTTGCACTCGTTCTCATCCTTGAAATCCGCGCAGGCTTCCACGTTCCACCGTTCGCCACGGAAGTGTGTCAGCATCGTTCCGTCGTTGCCACCGATGTCCATAACCGATCGAGGATTGAAGCGCGATGCGTACTGCGCCAGGTGCGCGCAATGGTCGCGGAAGGGCGCGGACACGCCGGAACGGTAAGGGTAGCCGGTGTACAGGATTTCGGGCGGTACGGCCTCGGTCAGGTGCAGCACGTCGCCGTCACGGACGACCTTGAGCGGGTAGCGCGGTAGCGCCACGGATTGCTCCGCCGTATCCGCGTACGCGTTCGCTAAGGGTTGGTGTCCGAGGTCAAGGATGGTAGAGGGTGCGGGCATGTGGTCAGAGTAGGTGTATTTGCTCAATCATGGAAGGGGATTTGCGTTTGCCAAAAGATGCGCTTTCAGTTCATTGTGCTTTCGGACAACCTCGTCACGCTGTCGAAGGAGCATCTTCGTGTTCTTGGTCTGCCATCCGTAGTGCTTGGCGATGGCTTGGGTTACCTTTAGTTCCGAACCGAGCATATCAATGTATGTCTCCATTGACTTCATCAGGTCGAATGTGAGTTCATGTAGTGGCTTCTCGCTCATGGTTGCTCCGGTGGGGTGGGACGAGCCTTTATCTTCATTAGCAAGTATTCCAATGCTTCAATCATCTGAATGCGTGGAAGATTAAAACTTTCTTGACCCCCATCTTTAGCGTTGTCTTTAATCGTAAGGGTCACCCCCTTCGGATTTTCATCAGTTACTATGACAACTTTGTTTGAGTTATGCTTGTCTTTGATATAGTAGTTTGAGTGTGCTTCCATTCTTTCATCTCCTCGTTGTTTCAGTTGTTCGGAATTTCCGAACGGGTTACGCAATACATGCCGGATTGGGTGTTATTGCGTATTGCGTTAATAAGAAAGTTATCGGCAAGCGTAAGACGACCACTGCACAGCCATAGCATTTGCAATTCCATCAAACGTTTTGCTTCTTAATTTTGCTCTTTCTTCTTTTGGTAGCTTCCAAGCATCGGCATACCAAGTAGGCATACTTTTACCACTTGCAAACTCTGTTCTTTTTGGTGGTTCAACAATATTTGTCGGTTCTAACTTTGGTAATCCTTTTAGCCATAAGCAGGTTTTCTTTTCAAATGGGTCGCCAAATTGATAAGGGTTAATTATTTGGTCAGGTTTTCGCCATTCACTACTCATTATGCCTACTGGGTTTTCAATAGCTATAAAATCGCAATCTGCATCAGCAAACATTTTAAAGAACTTAATTGCAAATTCTCTGTCTTTATGCCTTTGTATTGCTTGTTCGCCATAGCGTTCAATATTAAACCATCTGTTCCCAGTTACAGTCAAGTAAGTGCAAGGCGGAAACGCAATTATCATATCCCATTTAAGTTTCAGCAACTCGGTTACATCGTGCTGTAAATGCCATTCTTCGTGTCCACCGCTTTGTGGTAATAAATCACAGCTAAATGCTTCGTGTCCTAATTTGCGTAATTCCTTTGTAACAGATTGGCTTTCCTCACAAGCAACAAGCACTCGGAGAACGCCAGCCGATAACACGGGTTTGGCAAAATGGCTGTTTAGTTCTTCTATCAACATTCGTTTTTAATTTTTAAGTTTTGTAATTCTATTTAGCTTCGGGTTCAGCCACTTCGCCAAGCCCGAAAACGTTAATGTCGTGTCGCCTGTCACAGCTTCCGTCCATATACATCTTAGTCGTCATGAGAGTGGGGCTTCAGCGTGGTTCATGCTTTCATTTTGGCAAAATCTTCCGATGGGCAGAACCAATCATCCTTCGTGATATGACCGATAGCCTTAATGCTTCGATTGAAGCCTTGCCCATCTTCATACTTTACGCGGATTGACTTACCCTTGATTTTATCCCAAGCATCCACGCCTGCAATTTCCATGCAACGGAAAATGAAGTGTCCCGCAAAGTCGCCTTTTTCTGTGAAATGGGTATAGCTTTTAGGCAGGTACAACGTGAATCCACCAAATCCTTGGTGACATCCATCGCCATAATCCAAATGTAGCCATGCCGTTAATAAACCCCTATCACCCGTGTCAAGTGATAGCCTATCAATGATTGCATTTTTAATTTCTTCTTTCATTCAGTGTCCTTGTTTGTGGTTTATGGTGATTCGTGGGGTTGCCCCTCACGGCACGAAATTCCCCGTCGTATGATGGTGTCCGAGTCCGGTGGTCACGACCCCGATGTGCTGGACGATGCAGTGGCGAAGCGCAAGCATGTCGTGGGAGTTCTCCATGCACCACGCCTTGATCAATAAATCGTACGGATCACGTCCGAGGTTCGCCATCAGGTAATCGGCAAGAGGCTCGCGGACGGCTTCGGGGTAGTACATGCCCTGCGTTCCGTAGAAACCGGATATCGCGTATGGAACGGTCAGGGAGTTGCCCGTGGTCAGCGGATAGCAGTGGTACAGCGCGACGATCTGTTTGCATCCGGCAAGCGCGTCGATGGTGTCGCGCGACAGGCTGGAGAACTTCACATCGTCCTCGAAGATCATCGCGTCACCCGATCCCGCAAGGCAGTTGATGTAGTTGAGCGTTGATTTCACGCGCACGTCCGCGTCGTGCGGGATTTGAGGACGAACGACGGCCTGAAGGTCGAGGCCGTCAAGGTTCCCATCGGTCGGCGAACCCTGCGACACAGTGAACGGAGCGCCGACGTGTTTATGGAACGATGCCACGGTTTCGGCGAAGTAGTTCGGTGATCGGTCGCAGGTGAGGAATAGGAAGGTCATGCACCCTCCGCCTTGGCGATAATGATAGCCTCGCTCATGTTTTTTATGAACCACCCCGAACCGCTTGGTATGCCATCGCCATCAGTAGCAGGCATATGCCGAACAAGCCCTATTTCCCTCAATTCCTTCATGGTAGATTGAAGTTCGGATTTGGTTGCCGTTAATCCATAGTCAATCTTTAGTTCGTCAATCAGGCAATCATATCCACGCCATAACTCGTACCATTGAACCATAATTTTTAACACAGAGCGTTGTAATTCACTCATATCCTTCCTTTGTTCATGTTCCATACAACGAATGTCGTAAATCTTTGTACAACTTCAAAATAAATTATCGTATGGCGCGCGGAACTTCACTCAATCCCCCACGCCATATCCCACGGGAGCAACCTGTGCCGGCAGTTGAACCCTCCACAATACACGGACGCAGGGTTCGGTCCGGTGGGGTTCTGGAGCATTTCCCAATAGTTCAGCGATTCGATGCGTCCAAGGTTCTCCAAACAGAACTCGCGGGTGATCCTGTCAACGGGTCCGGTATAGCGCATCAGCGATAGCCCCGCCGCCTGCGTCTGCACAAGGCGTATCTCTCGGTCGATGGCGGCGAGTTCCGTGTTCGCGATGGTTCCGGCGTACTGTGGCGCGACGCCGGCTTTGGCCTCAAGCGCGTCGATCAACTGCCTGCGCGTGACCATTTCTCCCGACTGCATGCGCCGGATGTACTCGCGTATCTCCTCGTCGATCTTCAGTTGCCCGCGCCCTATACCATCACCGATCGCCATCTGCATCGACGCGATCCGCGCAGGCACGTTGCCCACCATGCCGGGATTGTTCAGAACACCGCCGAACAATTCGAGCTGGGTCATGAGCCGGTTCACTGTTGACAGCCTGCGATTGACCACGGCCATGTATGCCGCGTTCAGGTCCGACGATATCACCCCCGCCATGATGTACGGCAGTTGGTACATCACGTTCGACAACACTGCCAACGACTGAGGGTTGTACCCGAACTCGTCCAAGGTCATCAGCGCGGCGAGTTCCTTGATCAGTGACCGCTTGTACCGGCGCGAGGCTTTGACCACCTGCTCGAACATCTTGTCCATCAGTATGGAATCCTGCTCCAAATAACGTAACGATTCGGCTGCGGTCATGCGCGTAGCCTCCGTCCGCTTGCACGGCTTCCGAACATCCGACCTGCGCCGGAGTTCAATCCACTGAAATCAACCGCCGAACCGTTCAGGCGCTTGATCGCCGCCACCAATGCGTCGTTCAGGTCATCGTTGGCGCCATTAGGGAAAAACAGGATGCCTTGGCGCGAATCGTTGTGTAGTTTGTCCCACAGGTGAGAACGCACCATCACCCGTCCGGATTCCGCGACAGGTGTGACCTGGCGCGTCTCGCTGATCTTGTCAAGCGATTTTGCGACCTCTATCGCGGATATGCCGTTCGCCCGAAGCGTCTGCGCCGCGCTCTTCCCTGACGCCTTGGCCTCGATGTAGTGCGTGCCCTTGCGCTCCTTCATGTACCGGATCAGGTCGGGGAACTCAAGCCAATCCCATCCGAGATCATCGATCCATATCTTGCCGTCGTACCATCCCGCTGTCACGTATGCCGATGCGCTGTTTCGTTCCTCTCGCGTGTACGCGAGATCCCAATCCGTACCATAATTCACTAATTTAGGCGGCCACCAGTCGGTCGGCGTGATCCATTTCTGCCATATGCCACCGTCGATCGGCGCGGGATGTTGCAGGATCTGTCCGGCATATCCGTACGAACCTAGGTCCGCCTTCAGTCCGTCAAGCACCGATCGGGAGAACCGATCCGGAAACATCAGACCGTCGGTGTATTTATCGCGAAGTTCACCGGGTGACACGTACGGCGTGACTTCGCCAGGTATGTTGATGTGGTGGACCGGAACTCCCTTGGATTTCATGTGCGCGGTCATATCGCGCTCTGACAGGCGCTGCATGATGATGATCCGCACGTCCACCGCGGGATCGTTCAGACGCGTCGATAACGTCCGGTCATACCATGTGTTGGCCACGTCGTTAAGCTGAGCGCTGTCGGCCTGTTTCGGGTTCACCGGATCATCGACGATGATGATGTTTCCACCTTGACCCGTAAGGGTTCCGCCAACAGATGTCGCCCGGCGCGAGCCACCCTTGTCGTTAGTGAACCGTGATTTCACGTTCTGATCGGACGACAGCGCGAACACATTCCCCCACTTGGCTTGGTACCAGTCGGATTGGATCAGCCTACGGGTGTCCACCGCATGCTCGATGGCGAGATCGCCGGAATAAGACGCGGTAAGGAATTTCAGATGCGGGTATTTGGTCCACACCCACGCGTTCAGGCAGACAGTGGTGATTTTGGATTTCAGACTCCGTGGCTGGATGTTCACCACGATGTCGTGCTGTTTGGTGCGCTTGCCCACAATGCGCTCGACTTCGGCCTGCAACACGTCACACAGGTAGTCGATATGCCAGTTCCATGTGATCTTATCCTCCGGATCAAGTACAGCCAATGCGTACCGCAGAAAATCCCTGTAATGGCGCTCGCTTCGGGTGCGTTGCACTTCGGACAGGGTGGGTAGGTTCATGGTCACACCTTGGGCGTCTCGATCTTCGCCAGGATGCCTTCAAGTTTGGTCAGGTCGTCATCGGACAGGTTCGTCAGGTCGGTGGTCACTTGTACGCCGATCGTGCGGGATTCGGATTTGTCGGTGAGGCCGAGATCGCGGGCGATGATATTCGGATTCAGTAAATCGGCGGCGGCTCCAGTGAATTTCTGTTCACGGAACAGGTCGTCCACGCGCGCTATGACTTCCGAAAACTCAGCACGGTCTTTGTATTCCTGCCATGTTTGCCGTCCTATCGAGTTGTATAGGCAGAATCCTTGAATCGTCGCGGCACGTATTTTTTTCACTTCGGCGTGAATAATTTCACCTTGGTGTTGGAACACTTTGTTCTCGATAAGGGGGTTGTCCACAATCCATTCCATGTATTCGACGGCGGCCTTCCACAACTTGTCAGGCGTCTGGAACTTACGTGGTCGTCCCATGGCTCGTTTTGCGAGGTCTAGGGTACTCATGACTTCAATCCTGAATCTTGTGAACCCGAATCCCGTGCATGGACATGTAGGTGGATTTGCGTCGGGAGAAGTGATCGGCGAGGGTATGTTTGGAAAGCCCTGTCGCTTTGGCGACGGCGCTCATCGTTTTTTCGATGCCTTTCTTGGTAGCGGATTCCCAGATGTACCCTTTCATGCGCATATGATACAAAAAATTATTACGTCTTGGCAACTGTTACGGCTGTAACGCATTTTGTAACATTTTGTAACGCTAAAAATCGGCGTTTTTGATATCGTGGTGGCATGGTGACTATATTATATTATACAGTTACAATAAAAATAATATATAGAGGCTCTGTAATAATTTAAACATACAATGGTAGTATATTATATTTAAATGTGTAGGGAGGGGTCTATCGCTGGGGAGTTTTTTTGTAACACCAACCTAAGTGATTGATTTTTAAATACACGACCGTTACGAAATGTTACAACTAAAAACCTAACATAATTATGATTATTTACCCGTTAAACCTTGTTTCAGATGCACCTGACGGTGTTTTGGATGTAAAACTGACACCTTACGAGGCTGGTGTGCTGAAGGAAATCGCGGTTGATTTTCAGCAGAAAAATGGTGTTTTACCCTTCAAAATTCGGACGATTCCGGGTGGAACGTATGAATTTCGGCGCGAAAATGGTGTGAAAATGGAGGATGTGTTCGATAAAACGCCCGCAAAATTGGTGATTCAACTCGGTTTGATCCTCGAATTGTGTGGGAAAATCACCGAAAATCCGAAAAAAGAGTACCGTTTGGGGTTCGATAACGCCCGTGATTTGGGCAGAATTAGGCAGTATGCGTCCCGAAGTGGACAGAAAGTGTCCATAATTTCACAGAAATCGGGTCATGTTTTGATAAAATGGGGCAAAAAAAACGATTATCTGCCCGTCGCGGACGGCATGCGCAGGGGTTTGCGAACGTTTCAGACCGAAGGAAATGACAATTATATCCGCCAAAGGGTGTCGTCGCTCAATTGTGAACTCGGCACTTCGTATCGTGTGCGGAAGATATCGACGGGTGTTTTTTGTGTGACTCTGGATACTGCGCGCGACAACTCGGATCTTGAACGCGGTTACCGCCTGTTCCTGGCCATGCCTACACAGGAGAACGCGGACGCGTTAATCGAGGCGGCCAGGGGGATGGTTCAGAGATGAGGCAATGCGCCACCCCACCCAAAGAACGACCGGGGTCGCCATCGAGTTGCCGAGGGCTTTGTAGCGTGGTCCGTCCGGGGAATCGGGTTTGTTTCGCCACGGGATATTTGTGTAATTCCGAGGAAATCCCATTAAAATCTCGCATTCCGAGACGGTCAAACGTCGCACCACGTAGTCGGTGGTCATTACGCCGTCATGCCTGCCTCCTTGTCCACCACGCTGAATTGTTGGCCCGATATCAATACTCGGTGTCAACTCCTCGGACCATGCGACCGGTTGCGCAATCGTCTGGTCCTGCAGGGTCGAGACGGTGAACGCGGTGTCTTGGGAGGCAAGGTAGCCCTTGCCTCCCCCCTCCTTGCCCCCGCGGACTTTGAATGCGATGGGTTCCGCGACGATCGGCACGTTCCCACCCCCGGTTCCATACCTCGCGCTTATCGCATCCGCGAGATTCTTCGGACTCTCAACCCGCGAATCAGCCGGGTGGTGCGAGTAGTAGGCGGGTTGGAGGACCATGTTGCCGGTTTCGTTGCCACTGGGTCTGCCACTGCCCTTCGCCCATTTCGAGGTCACGGTGTCCGACACCTCCCGATTCAATTCCTCAATCACGGCAGGCGCAATTTGATTGCGGATAGAACCGTCTTTGGCACGGGCATCAAGCGTTGGACTCAGGTCTGTGAAGCTACCGCCAGAAGGGCCGATCTCAACGCCTCCGGCAACGCCTTTCCTCTTTTTTCGGCTCGGCGCAGGATCCCCGCGCAAGCTGTCGGCGATAGAAAGTATCTCTCCGGGACAGGCCCCGTCTCCAAAATCTGCGACAAAAGAGTTGTGTGTGGCAACGAGAAAAACCCGTCTTCTTCTTTGGGCAACCCCGAAATACCGGGCATCAAGGACTCTGTAACCCACTCTGCGCTTCTCTCCCCAGAATACGCCGCACGTAGGCCATGACCCGGCAGCAGTTGCAACGCTCCCATTCGTCCCCGCGAGCGCTCCGACCAACGCTCCAAAAGCGTTTGTTTTGTCACTGAGGACTCCGACGACGTTTTCCCAAACAACGATAACTGGTCGTCTTCCATGCTTTCTCCTGATATTGTCGATATGATTGATTAACAGAACGAACACCAATGCAAGATTCCCCCTCGCATCTGATAAGCCACCGCGCAGACCCGCGATACTGAATGATTGGCAAGGTGAACCCCCGATGATGAGATCCACTTCTGCCAACAATTCCTCCGGCCATTGGTCGAATTTTGTGATGTCGCCCAAATTCGGAACGTCCGGATAATGATGGGCAAGCACAGCGCAAGGGAAGGGCTCGATTTCTGAGAAGGCGACGGGATTCCAACCCAAGGGTTCCCACGCCACACTCGCGGCCTCTATCCCCGAGAATACGGATAGGTAGTTCATGACTTGATATAATTTCGCATCCTCAACGGCGTATCCACCCTGCACCATCCGACGACGGCGATCAGACAGGCGGTCACGCACAGGGCTGTGATGATGAAATAGCAGATCAGGATCATACCCTCACCACCACTCGATTGGCTTCGGATGTTGCCGGAATCCCGAACTCGCGCAGACCCGTGACCACGCGTTCGCAGTCGCGTTCGGTGAAATACGCGCGGAACGATGGTCTCGCCCCGTTTCCGATGTACACAGCGCTGTAATGGGTGTCCGCGACCACATGATGCACGGTCACATTGAACTCGTCCGAGCTGTCCGGATGCAGTTCGGCGTACCATGCCCGCGCGTCGCCGGTGGACAGGGGATTGCCGTCAACCAGGCAGGCGTATCGGGTTGAACCGTAATCGAACCGGAACGCGGCAAGGTGGATGTAATTGAGGTCGTCGGACTTCGATAGCCGGATCACCTCGATGATGGCCGGTGCGTAGGTGTGGTGGAGGGTCATGGGGTTAGGTGTTTACGATTACAGGTTGTTTGCAGTTTTCAAGCGCCCAATCCACCCAATATTTTATCCATTCAAGCCGTACGGCGTAAGCATTTTCCTTGGGCCAATCAGGATCTACGCCGAAAGGGTCTTCTGTTTGTTTTTTAGAGTAACCCGGCTTGCAATCAGGGTGTTTGGCATAAAAATTGGCATACGCTTCGTCGATTGCTTTTTTGTGTTCAATGGTCAATTTCACACATCCTGGATGCTTTCGCATAAGTCCTGTTTCTGGATTCCGAAACAAATCCTTGAGTCCAATTGCCTCCAATACCTTATTCCAACTACCATATGAAGGCCAACGTTGATTTTCGTAATCGGTGGGTTCACCAAATGCGGGAGCCGTTTCGTGTCTTGCATGAATAGCGCCGTCAAGGTATCTACGTATGCCATCTTCGGTGTATGATGTGCGTTTATATTGTCCGATTGTTATGTCGTATCCCATGGATGTAATATTTAGTTGGTTGCAAATATAATACGAAATACTCCGACCAATGCAAATAAAAAAAGCCACGTCTTAGGTGGCTTTGGATGCGCGGGTCGAAACAACACGCCAATGGTGAATAGTCCCGTCGCATCAAGGTGTCCCGCCTCCGTCGTAATGGGCTACAATGTCGGGAGGCGGGTCGCTCCGCATATGCCGCGGAGCTAGGTTCCGAAAGCCTTTGGAGCGTTCGTGGCGGGGGCAGGAATCGAACCTGCGATCTCAGGATTATGAGTCCTGCGAACTACCACTATTCCACCCCGCGATATAAATTCAAAGAACAAAGCGGAAGGCAGTGGGATCGAACCACAAACGGTTGCCCGTTCGCAATGTTTAGCAAACAAGCCCGACTACCGTAGCCGGATTACCTTCCAAGCGGAAGCGGGGAGAATCGAACTCCCGAACCCCTTGGGGCCAGCTGTTTTCAAGACAGTGTCCTCGTCCATGCCGGACCACTTCCAATGAGACAAAGAACAAAAATGGCGGGCTACTAACTGAGGGCCAATTCAGTCTTCACCCGTCGAAAGAGCCACCCTGAGAACGCATCGTTGAGAGGCGGGACGGCTTTGCTGTGGAGGTGGTGGGAGTTGAACCCACGTCCGAATGCTCGTCAAAAACAATACTACTTACGGCAATAGCGTTTTGAAGGGTCGCCACCCATCTGATCTCCACCACCGTCATTTTACAGATGCCGGAAACTGGTTTGCGGTAATTCTGTTCCTACCGCGATCTGATTCAGACCGCTACCGCAAGGCGCGACGCCGAAGCGCCGATGTGACCGATAACTTTGTTGTCGATTACGTTGTGTCGCGTTCTTTCACGCCGTCATGCCGGATTGTATCCGCCGGATTCATCCGTCGAAACCCGTCACCCCCAATAAATCAAAGAAATTTTGAGGGTCTCTCCCCTCGGTCACCCTCCACTCTTCTTCGCGCTACGGTGGCGGACAGGTCAGCACCTCGTTACGGCTCTAACATACGACATTCCCTCAATCCATGCAATACGTCATCGGTATCGCGACGCCACGTTGGAGCAACCCGCCACCAAACCGGATGGGGTCGGTCTTGCGCGCGCCTTCGATGCGACCAAGGATCTTCGCGTGTCCGTTCGCCCACGGCGTCCGGTCCAATGTCCGGCGAATCCAGTCGGAATTGTTTGAGACCACGACATACCCCTCCACCGTTTTAAGCCCGTGGCGCGCGAGCCTGGTGTTCGCCACATCCGATCCGATGCCGTCATCGATGCGCAGTCGCGCGGATATCTGCACGAGTTCACCGATCGTGCGTTCGACCATGTTGTACCCCTGCTCGACGCGGATGACCTGCTCAAGAAGGAAATTGAGCAGCATGTCCTCGTCGCGCTGTTCGTCCAACCCGCGCTCCTCGCTCCAATCCTGCTTACGAATCCACTCCACCGCGTTGTCGTAGGATATGCGCTTGTCCGAATACAGCGAGTACGCGCCCGCGAGAAGGGTTCCGATCTGGTCGCCGGTTCTCTGGTAGTTCAATTCCGCGCCCGCCGCCGCCGCGAATGTGCGAGCGTTGTCCAATATGATAGGCAGGATGCGAACCGTTCGGGCTTGCAAGCGCGCCGCGAACTCGTCGGTAAGGATGTCGTGATGCAGTTTTTGGAGCTTCGACCATCGCGCCTCGCGTTCGCCTTGGTCTAGAATGCGTTTGATGGCAAGCACGGATATCCGCGTCTTGTCCGCTTGCTTGGCAGCTTGCACCGCGATCGACCCGAGCGCGAAGCACGATTTGATGTTGAAGTCCATCGCCCGTCCGCCCGCGCTACCCTTGATGATTTTTCCACCGTCCGCCGATGACGCCGATCGCATGATGGCGAGGATTTTCTGAATCCGGTCGTTGTCTGATTTACCGTCGGTGTCGGCCTCATCGAACACGATCGGCATCGCGTCGTGCTTGAGCGTCTGCCGAAGCCCCGCCTCGGTCGTTTCGCCCTGAACCGCAAGGCCGGTATCGCCGAGCAACGGGCGCACGATGCGTTCCAAGATCCACGACTTGCCCGTTCCCGCGCCACCCGTGATCCAGATGTGCGGACGCCATTGGAGCGCGCCACACACAGGAGCCAACACGCACCACCCCGCAAGCAGGTAGGCGTTGACAGGGCGCTCCCAATTAACGAGCGCAAGCACGTCCATAAAGCGGTTGGCTTCGGTGTTTCCGAGGGGTTTTTCGGTGGGGAATTTCAGGGCGTTGGACTGCTCGTACATGAACCGCGATTGCAGTTGACCGAGGCGAACCATGGCGCCATCTGCAACCAAGTAATCGCCCGAATGCAGCACCACGCGTCCGTCGTCGATCCACGCCCCTCGACCACGTACGAGCGATTCGTCGAACATGCCTTGCATATAGGACTGAGACACGAGCCAGGATACGGCCATGTCCATATCCATGCCACGCTTGGACGGGAAATTCGATTCCCACCACGTCGGGTCTGGAACCAATGTCAATAGGTTGTTCTTGGACATCGATCCCGCCGTGATCCGGATGATGGTCTTGGAGCGGTTGACGTAGAAGCAGAACGATTGGGATATCTCTGTTTTTTCGAATCCCAGGAACTTGAACATCCCATTCTCGATTCCCGAAGGTTCGACCTTCGGTGGCAGGGGCGGATTGGATGTGACCTTGTAATTCGGTGATGGAACGGTTTTGATCTGATTGCCCTTGGTGCGCACGTAGGCCAGCGCCATATCCGTCGTCCAATCGTCGTCGGCGATGTCCCATCCCTTGGGTGTTCCAACGGGTGGCACGACGTATCGAACGACGCACCCGTTGGCCGAAAGATGATCCCCGATCCATGCGACGGCCTTGATGCCGGCCTCATCGTTATCCGGCCACAGCACAACTTTGCGACCGTACACCGGCGACCAGTCCACATGCGCCACGCCGTCGGTTCCACCCTGCCACGACACGCACACGAGGTCGGGGAACAACTTGCTCGCCGCGTCGCATGATTTCTCGCCCTCGGTGATCATCACCGTGGCGGTCGCATTGGCGCGCAGTTTCGGCATGCCGTAGATCGGCCTTGGTTTCGGGAATCCCGCCCACGCCCATTGTTGGCGTCCGTTTTTCTCGACGTATGTTTGCGGAAACACCTGTTTGCCACCATTTGGCTCATTGAACCGCACGGTGTATCCTATCAGCGCGCCGTCAAGATCGCGGTACTCCCAACGCTTGGCGAACTGAAGGTCTGATTTCTTATCCGGTGGACGTGGCGCGTCAGCGGGTACGGGGATGATGGCGGATGATTTCGCCGGTTCGGATTTGCTCACCACGACCGGCGACGGTTTGAACGTTCCGGTTTTGCCGTCAAGGTAGTCCACGGCCTTGAGGAAATCCATGCCACCGAGTTTGAGGAACTCCAGCGCGTCCCCACCCGCCCCGCAAGCGAAGCACTTGAATATCTGTTTGCCCTGACTCACCGACAGCGACGCCTTGGTGTCGTTGTGGAACGGGCATATGCCGACGTGTTCTGCTCCCTTGCGCTTAAGGCTCACTTCGCGCGATATCACGTCAAGGATGTCGATTCGGGAAAGCAGGGCGTCGGTGTCGATTTTGGACATGGAATTTGGGTGCGATGGATGTCAGGTGCGGGGCTGTAAGTTAGTCTATTCGGATAATGTCCGCAACGTTTTCCGGTGACCACGCGACGCCCGCCAATCCGCCTGCCTGCCGGACGCGGGATATGAAATTGAGTTGTTCGGCGGTCGCGCGTCCCTTGATGGATTTCACTTCGATGGCGGTGAACACGGCGATGGTTTTTCCCACCATGTCAGGCGTTACAGTCACGGGAGTCCACCCGATCAGGTCGGATGAACCCTCGCACAGTCCTGCATGCAAGGGACGGGCGTTTCGGATGATGGTGAAATCACCCTTGCGCGATGACTGACCAACCCACCCCTGACCGACGTTGTTTCGGAACGTGACGGCTCCGAGCTTGGTCGCTTGCAGTTGTATCCGGCGTTGGGTTTCGGATTCGGTCATGTGGCCTCCGGTCGGTCGATTCTGCGCCAATGGGTGACACCATCAATACACCCAAGCGAAGGGGCCACAAATCCAACACCCTCAATGTACTCGCATTTCTGTGCGCCATATTCCGAGAAGCATAACACCGTTTCGCCATCATCCGGCAACCGTTCCTCAACCGGAATCCAACGGGTGAGCGATTCCATTTGGTCGATGACTTCCAGATGATTGCCACGGTTCACGTCAAGCCATATCATTTCACGAAGATAGGCATAGCACTCTTGCAATGTCCATTCGTTTACAGGTTTCATGGCTTCATCCCCTCAATCACCCGCACCACCCGATGCAGAATCCGGTGGTTACGGCTACGGAACTGGCGGTAGCCGTCAACGGTGGGAGGGAACGCACCCGTGCGGATTCCGTGTCGGACAACGGATATCTTCGAAATACGGTTCGATTTCAGATAGAACGCGACATCGGCAACCACAGAATCAGCATCCGGCAGCGGATCGTAGTCGAATCCTTCCGAGCGCAACACCCGCGCGATCACGTCCATTCGTTCGTACGACGCGGACCCGCCGTTGACGGCGTTCCAAATGTCGTTGTAGGCGATGGTCATTCCCGTGGCGTCGGTGACCATCTGCGCGACTACGCTGTGCTTGATACCGCGCTCGCGCATGAATTGGGCGATGCGTCCGCGCAGACCCTCGTGGTCTGTATAGAAATTAAAGTTTTTCATGGATGTGTTTTTATGACATGGTGACTGTTGCAAATATAAACAAATCGGGCGCGATGTCAACCCGTTTTTTTCTGCCGTGATAGGTATATGTGGTCCGCCCATCCGGGTTTGTACCCGCGACGCCGAGCCAGTTCCTTCAGATCCTCCAACGACTGCGCCGCGCGTTGCTCGCGGAACCTGTCCGCGCGGATGCGCTCTTTGTCCGCCTCGGTTATTTCGCGCAGTT